AGAAATCCTAGCTGACGAAGATTCTCGTCTATTGAACATGGACTGGGGACAGTCAGGTGGACTACGTAATGGTTTGATGTTGGACAACTTGCATGGTTTCCGTGTATATGTTTCTAACAACTTGCCTAAAGTAGGTACAGGTTCAGCTACTGCTGGTACTGCTAACCAAAACACCAACTATGGTGTTATTGTTGCAGGTCATGATTCAGCCGTTGCTACTGCTCAGCAGATCAACAAGACTGAAACCTATCGTGATCCAGATAGCTTTGCTGATATTGTACGTGGTATGCATCTTTATGGTCGTAAGATCTTAAAGCCAGAAGCAATCATCACTGCAAAATACAACGTAGCCTAAGCGTTGTCACTGAGGGGGTGGGCAATCTGCCCCCTTTCTTTTATTATGTAAAGAGTAAAAATCATGGCAACATATGTCGCACTTGCAAACGAGGTCTTACGAAGACTCAATGAAGTTCAGATTGATGCTGCTGGTGATGGCTTTGATACTCTACGAAACGTACAAGCTCTTGCTAAAGATGCTATCAACAGTAGTATTAGACGTATACTACAAGATGGTCAAGAGTGGCCTTTTATTAAAACAACAACAGTTCAAACGCTAACAGCAGGCGTTACTACTTATTCTTTCCCCTCAGACTACTCAAGCTCTGACTGGGATACCTTTTATATCAAACAACTAGCAGCTAAAGGTAATACACCTACAGTGCTACAACCTATACCTTATGAATCATATATTCAGATGCATAGATCCACAGACGATGTTGCACCAGCCACGGGATTGAGTGCTCCAACATCAGTATTCCAAACATATAATTCTACCTTCGGTGTTACACCAGTTCCTGATGCAGCGTATGAAGTAGAATATACCTATTGGAGTTCCCCCTCCAGCCTTGAATTATACAACGATGTAAGTGTTATACCTGAGAGATTCTCCCATGTAGTCATTGATGGTGCTATGATGTATATGATGCAGTTCCGTTCAAACTCACAGAGTGCTCAAATGCACCAAGCTTCTTTTGAAGATGGTATTAAAGCAATGCGTAATGTATTAATGGATGATACCTTACAGATGAGATCAACTTATGTTGTTAGGAATCGTCAGCTTACTTCTGCAGGGATAGCATAATAATATGGCTGACGAACTACTAGTACACAAAGTAATATGTCAGGGTGGCTTAGACACAAGTCGTAATGTATTAGCACAGGGTGAACAATCTCCTGGTAGTGCAACTCAGATGGTTAACTATGAACCTGCTGTAACAGGTGGTTATAGGCGTATTAATGGTTTTGCTAATTCATATGGCACAGTCGCAGGAGTAGGTTCTACTCTAGGTGTCAACGTAGTTGCTGGTATCAATGATGGTATCTTAGCTTGCCGTAAGCCTAGCTCTGGTAATAACTACTTACACCGATGGAACAACTCTACCTCTGCATGGGTAGCTGTTACCTGCGGTGGTTCACCTACAATGGTAGGGGTAAGCAAGGTACGCTTTACTAACTTTAACTTCACAGCAAAGAAGACTGTCCTTACAGATGGTATTAATCCTGCTGCTACCTATGATGGTACTACGTACACACAGATAACTCATGCTAATGCGCCTACAGATCCAAAGTATGCTGTAGACTACGCCAACCATTTATTCTTAGCAGGTGATCCTGCACACCCTAGTAAACTATTCTTCAGTGCTCCTTTAGCCGAGACTGACTTTGCCACGGGCAATGGTGCTGGTGTAATCAACGTAGGCTTTGACGTAGTAGCGGTTAAGCAGTTCCGTGATTCTATATACATCTTTGGAACTAACAGTATTAAAGCATTGAAGGGTACTAGCTCTGCTAACTTTACAGTCACAGGTGTTACACACGACCTAGGTTGTCTTGCTACGGATAGTGTTATTGAGATTGGTGGAGATCTTATCTTCCTTAGTCAGGATGGTATTCGCCCTATCTCTGGTACAAGTCGTATTGGTGACGTAGAGCTAGAGACAATATCTAAGAAGATTCAATCTGTATTCAATGACATCTCACTCCAACAAGACTTAAATGGCCTATCTTCTGTTGTAATCCGACAGAAGTCGCAGTTCAGGATATTCTTTTCAGCCTCTGAAGCTCAGGGTATCATTGGAGGTATACGAAAAGCCCAAGAGGGATTCGCCTTTGAGTTTGGACAGATACTGGGCATTGAAGCTACCTGTGCTGCCAGTGGGTACCTTGGACAATACGAATATGTAATACATGGCACATCTACAGGTAAAGTACATAGGCAGGAGACAGGAGATTCTTTTGCGGGTCAGAACATCTTTAGTATTTATCAGTCCCCTTTCCTGTACATGGAAAACCCTGAACAGCGTAAGATATTTTATAAGGTAACTACCTACCTTAGATCAGAGGGGAATAATGAAATTGTCCTGTCCACTGTGTATGACTATGATGATAATGATGCATATAACCCTAGTAACTATACAATGACTACTGTAGGTGCTTCAGCTTACTTCAATGAAGCTACTTATAATAGTACAGCAATCTATAGTGGTAACCCTTCCCCGATACGGACAACCAACATCTCAGGATCTGGTAAGTCCGTATCTTTTAAATACGTAACTAATAGCCAAGATGCTAGTCACAGCATACAGGGCTTAGTGTTAACTTATGGCACTGGAGATTTAAGATAAAATGGCTGGCTATACTAGACAATCCGTTGCAGACATAGTTGCAAACGCAGTAATCAAAGCGGCTCCCGTTAACGCAGAATACAATGCTATACGAGATGCCTTTACTCACGCAACTGGACATAAGCATGATGGTACTTCCACTGAAGGTGCTTACGTACCTCTCATTGCAGACGTTGATGCGTTAAATAAAGTAGTAGTTGATACTGCGAATAATCGTATTAGCTTCTTTGTACAAGTAGGCAATGGCACTGTAGAACAACTACGCATTCAAGATGGGGCATTTGTTCCTGTAAGTGATAGTGACATTGACCTTGGTGCCGCTGGTGCTGAGTTCAAGAATCTATACATTGATGGTATAGGTTATATTGATACCTTAGCTGTACATGAGAATGCTACCATTGCAGGTACACTAGGTGTCACAGGCTTATCCACATTAGCTTCAGTTGATATTAATGGGGGTAACATTGATGCTACTGTCATTGGTGCTGCTACTCCTGCTGCCGCTACAGTCACTACGTTAGTTGCAACTACTGCAGATATTAACGCTGGTACTGTTGACGCTACTATAGGTGGGACTACCCCTGCTGTCGGTACATTTACTTCTGTTATTGCTGCAACTGCAGACATTAATGCAGGTACTGTAGATGCTACTATCGGTGGTACTACTCCTGCTGCTGGTACTTTTACTGCAATTATAGCAGGTACTGCAGACATTAATTCGGGTACTATAGACGGAACTATTATTGGTGCATCAACGCCAGCAGCAGCTACCATAACCTCACTAGTCGCTACTACTGCAGACATTAATGGTGGTACTATTGACGGATCTACCATTGCAGGTGGCACGTTAAACAATGCTCAGATTGGTAACACTACTGCCAGTACAGTAGTAGGAACTACAGTAACAGCTAGTAACTTTGTAGGCCCAATTGCTGGTGCAGTAACAGGTAACGTAACGGGTAATACTGCAGGTGTTCACACTGGTGCAGTTACTGGTAATGTGACTGGTAATATCACTGCAGGTTCAGGTACAAGTTCATTTACTAATGTAACCATCAATGGTTCATTGAATATGAATGCTTCTACTTCTGCCACAGTAACTGGTCTATCTAATCCTGTTCAAGGTTCTGATGCTGCTACTAAGACTTATGTTGATGCCGAAGTTGCTGCAGTACTAGACTCTGCTCCGGGAGCTTTGAATACTCTAAATGAATTAGCCGCTGCTCTGGGTGATGATGCCAACTATGCTTCTACTACTACTGCTGCAATAGCTACAAAGCTAGCTAAGGCAGGTGGAACCATGAGCGGTGCCATTGCTATGGGTAACAACAAAGTTACTGGCATAGGCGCTCCTACGGCTGGCACAGACGCTGCACACAAGACATATGTAGATGCAGGTGATGCACTACAGGTACTAAAAGCTGGTGACACTATGAGTGGTGTCTTAGCAATGGGTGCTAACAAGATTACAGGTGTAGCTGATCCTACTACTAACCAAGATGCTGCCACTAAGGTCTATGTTGATACCATCCTTGGTTCAGCTACTGCTGCTGCTACAAGTGCATCTAATGCATCCACTAGTGAGACAAACGCAGGAAACTCTGCTACTGCTGCGGCTGCTAGTTATGATGCATTTGATGATCGTTTTCTTGGGTCAAAGAGTTCTAATCCTTCCGTTGACAATGATGGGGCATCCTTACTAACAGGCGCAATGTATTGGAGCACCAGTGCTAGTGCCATGAGGGTATACAGTGGATCTGCTTGGGTAGCAATGTCTCCTAGTGCTGCTGATCAAAGTTTAATTAATATTGTTGGTGGGCAGCTTACCGCTACGGAAGACTTAGGTTCTATAGCCACAGCAACTACTACAAGCGTAGGTAATAAAATATCGGTTGTAGGTAATGCCATTGCAAATGTTAACACTGTTGCTGGCATATCCGCTAATGTAACTACTGTTGCTGGTATATCTGCAAATGTAACCAGCGTTGCTGGAAATTCAACTAACATTAATTCTGCAGTATCCAATGCTTCTAACATAAACTCTGCAGTTTCAAACTCTTCTAACATAAACTCTGCAGTATCTAATGCTTCTAACATTAACTCCGCAGTATCTAATTCTTCTAACATTAATTCTGTAGCAGGTAATGCTTCTAACATTAACTCTGTAGTATCTAATGCTGCTAATATAAACTTAGCTGCTGGCTCAATAGCCAATGTTAATTTAGTAGGTGGCTCAATAGCCAATGTTAATACAGTTGGTGCTTCTATAGCTGACGTTAATAGATATGCAAATCAATACACTATTTCTTCTTCGGCTCCTTCTAGCCCTGATTCTGGTGACTTATGGTATGACTCTTCCTCTGGTGTAAACACTTTGAAATATTACACCAGTAGTGTATGGGCATCTATTGCTGCTGGCATAGCGTCTGTAGCTGGTGACACATCCCCTCAATTAGCTGGCACTTTAGATGGTCAGAATAACAACTTGACAAATATCGGTACTGTATCTGGTACTAACTTACAGATGGACTTTGGAGGTCTATAACAATGAGTAAATTACTACAACTACGTGGTGGCACGACTTCCGAACATTCATCTTTCACAGGTGCCGTACGTGAAGTTACTGTTGACACAACTAAAGACACTCTGGTAGTTCATGATGGTTCTACCGCTGGTGGTTTTGCCTTGCCAAGAACTGCCGCTGAAGTATCGGCCTTGATCTCTAATGATGCTATTGATAGTCAGCACTATGCGGCTGGCTCCATTGATGCGGAACATCTAGCTAACGATTCAGTTACAACAGATAAGGTACATTTAATATCTACATCTAGCACTCCCTCTTTGGAAGCAAGAAGTGATGGTACAACAGATGGTTACATACAGTTAAATTGTACAGTAAACTCCCACGGAATTAAACTTATGTCCCCCCCACATTCAGCAGGGGCGAGTTATACGTTAGTATTTCCTCACAATGATGGTGATGCTAACCAAGTATTAACTACAGATGGTTCTGGCATTATGAGTTGGGCTGGAGTTGGCTCAAACTCTATAACTGCTGGCGATGTGAACACGGCTGCTCTAGGTGCTGATGCAGTTACTGGGGCTAAGATTGCAGATAACGCAGTTGATAGTGAGCATTATGCTGCTGGATCTATTGATCTGGAACACATGAGTTCCGAATCTGTTGATGAAGATAACTTACATATCTCTAATGCAGGTTCTAATGGACAGTACCTACAGAAGCAAACAGGTAATGCAGGTGGCTTAACTTGGGGCACTGTTGATCTAACAACCCTATCAGGTGCTAACCTTACTTCAGGCATTATACCTACTGCTCGTATCAATGCTTCTAGTATTGCCAACGACTTAATTGATAGCCAACATCTTGCTGCGGATTCAATTGATGCAGAGCATTATGCCGCTGGGTCAGTAGATACTGCAGCCTTAGGTGCAGACTCCGTAACCACTGCTAAGATTGCAGACAGTGTTGCACTGGGTGGTAGCCCAACTACTACTACACAGTCAGCTGGAGATAACACAACTAAGGTAGCCACTACAGCTTACACAGATGCTGCTATTGCCGCCCTAGCTGACACAGCCCCTGCAGCCCTTAACACGTTGAATGAACTGGCTGCTGCTCTTGGTGATGATGCCAACTATGCTGCTACTACAACTACTGCTATTGGCTTGAAAGCACCAATTGCTTCTCCTACATTCACTGGCAACATTGGAATGCCTAACGCTTCCATTGACTTAGCTATGATGAATGTTAACTCTGTAGATTCTGACCAATATGTGGACGGTTCTATTGATGCTGTTCACATTGCTGCTAACACTATCACCGCTGGACAACTAGCTGCTGACTGTGTAGGTGCGAGTGAACTAGCAAATAATTCGGTGGGTTCTGCCAATATCATTGCTAACTCTATCACTGCTGGGGATATTGCTGCAGGGGCTGTTGGTGCTTCTGAGATTGGAAATGATGTAGTCAACTCACAGCACTATGCTGCTGGGTCTATTGACAACGAACACATCAACACAATGGCTGCTAGTAAGTTAACAGGTGCTTTACCTGCTATTAGTGGTGCTAACCTTACAGGTGTCGATCCTTTCCCTAGTGGCACAGTGATGGTGTTTTATCAATCTGCTGCACCCACAGGTTGGACTAAAAGCACAGCACAGAACGACAAAGCTTTACGAGTAGTCAGTGGATCAGGTGGTGGTACAGGTGGTACGCATGACTTATCTAGTCCACCAAGTCTTGCTCACACACACACTGCTGCAGCCCACACACACACTGCTGCGGCTCACACGCATACAAGTGCGGCTCACACTCACGGCAATAACCTGTCTGCTGCTGCTCATACATTGACTGAAGCTCAGATGCCAAGTCACCGCCATGCTGGTGGTTCTAACGTATATGTAGGTTCTAACGGGGTGGCATATACTGGAAAGAACTGTCAGTCAGGTCACAGTGCAACTGGTGGTAAGAACTATTGGGGCTATTATACAGGCGGAGGTCAATCTCACTCCCATGGTATGTCAGGTAGTGTAAGTTCAGCAACTCCGGGTGCTACGGGTTCAACAACTCCGGGAGCCAGTGGTTCAACAACTCCGGGAGCCAGTGGTTCAACAACACCTACATCATTCGCTCCAAAATACATTAATGTAATCATCTGCGCTAAAGACTAACTTATGATATAATAACAAGGATGTTATTTTTTTAATAAAGGAAAGTTATTATGGCAATGTTAGTAGAACACACCTGCCCATTAGGGTCTGAATGTGAAACAGCAGAGAACAACGTAATTAAGAGATGTGCTTGGTACACCAAGATAGTTGGCACTGATCCTAATACAGGTAAAGAAATAGAGGATTGGAGCTGTGCAATGTCATGGCTACCCACCTTGCTGATAGAAAATGCGGCACAATCCCGCAGCACTTCATCCGCCGTAGAATCCTTTCGCAATGAAATGGTTAAATCAAATGACTTGTCTAGGGCGCTACTTATCTCCACAGACAAACAGTTAATAGGTAATTAAGATGGCAATAGTAACAGTAATTGTAGAAGACAAGATTATTTTAGTGGATGGTGACGCTCGTGAGTGTGATCGTTCTTATCCAGCTAACTTATGGGCTATCCAATGGGACGGCACAACAGGAACTGCAGAATGGACAGATGGCCCTAGTACGACCATTGAAGCCGCTGACGTAGCTGAGTTTATAACGTCTTGGGAGGCGGAAGCCCCAGAAGAAGAAGTACCCTATACAGCTCAGGAGCTTATAAATGGGGAGAGTCTTAGATACTTATCCCTTACAGATTGGTATGTTATTAGGTTTTCAGAAACAGGTGTAGCTGTACCGAGTGATATAGCGTCACTACGAGTAGCAGCAAGAGCAGCAATAATTTAATTAATATCTTTACTTGTATGTAATAGTGTGGTAGTCTACTCAGAACCCCACCCCCCGTTGCATATAGGATATATAATGAAGATAAATAAGATAGTTATTGTAGGAGGAGGTTCTGCAGGTTGGATGACTGCAGCAGCCTTAGCTCACAAATGCCCTAACATTAAGTTGACCTTGGTAGAGTCCAACACTATAAATACTATAGGTGTCGGGGAGTCTACTTTAGGTCAGATCAATTACTACATGGAGCTGTTAGGCATTAAGGATGAAGAATGGATGGCAGCATGTAACGCCACCTATAAAGCATCTATACAGTTCACAGACTTTAGGGATATAGGGAGTACATTCCAGTATCCTTTTGGAGACTTTAGTGCAGCACAGGCTCAGCTAGACATATCCCCTTCTGAGTTCCTTACCTTAAGGGAGTTATATCCTGATGATGTTAAGGTGGAGAACTTTGGTGATTACTATAGCATAAATGGTTTAATGGCTCGTCACAACAAGATCAGTGGAGAGCCTTTACCCCAGTATGGTTATAACCCACGTAAGGATTTAGCATACCACATGGATGCTACTTTGTTTGGTCAGTACCTTAAGGGTAGATTCTGCTCTGACATTGAACATCTTATTGGGGATGTAGATGATGCTGAAATGGATGCAGTGGGTAACATAGAGAGTATTAGTTTAAGTACAGGTGAAGTATTAGCTGCAGATATGTTTATTGACTGTACAGGATTTAAGTCCTTACTTATAGAAAAGAAGCTAGGCGTTCCCTTTATAGAGTTTGAAAAGCTCCCTAACGATAAGGCAGTAGCAGCAAAAGTACCTTATGCTGATGAAGAAGATAAGATTAGTAAGCTACATAATGTAACTGATTGCAAAGGGTTAAGTAGTGGCTGGTTGTGGAACATCCCATTATGGGATAGGGCAGGTACAGGATACGTTTATAGTTCTAAATTCCAGTCAACAGAAGATGCAGAGGCTGAGTTTAGAAAAGAAACTAACTGGGACGGGGAAGTTAACCACATTGATTTTAGACATGGGTATCATGAGAAAGCTTGGCATAAGAACGTAGTAGCCATAGGATTGTCTTTTGGATTCATTGAACCCCTTGAATCCACAGGGTTGCTAACAACACATTCACTTATAATGTTATTGGTGCGAGTGTTACTCCGTAATGATGGATTAGTTAACAGTATAGATAGAGAACACTTTAACAAGCACTCAGTAAATGAAGTTGTAAGTTTATCAGACTTCGTTGCTATACATTATGGTCTTTCATCACGAAGAGATACACCTTACTGGAGATACGTTACAGAGGATGTAGAGTACAAGCATGAAGTTCTATCAGAGTCTGACTTCGGTGAGCTTAATTCATACCTACATACTAGTTTAGTCTATGTTGCCCTTGGAATGGGTTGGTCGCCTCAGCAATTGTTTGACGAGAGTATGTTTGAACCCTTGGACAAGGTATTGTGGGAAGAGAACAAAAACCTACTTACTACTTATACAGGGATTGTGGACACTTTTATTCATACGCTACCCACTCACTATGAGTATTTAGTTAAAAACATTTATAAAGATTAGGATTAAGTATGAGCAGAATACTCGTAGTAATTATAGGTTTAGCTTTACTGGCCCCTAGGCTGGTAATGGCTGAGCCAATAGTCACAGATTCAACTACTAAGAGTACTGTTCACACAACAGGATCAGTTACCACCACACTTAAGTCTCCACCACCATCTGCTATCTCCCCCTCTTTAGGTGGTAGTAACTCTGACTCATGTACAGTCGGAGTGGCAGGTGCGGTGCAGACACAGATATTAGGTATCTCAGCAGGAACGACAACCCGTGATCTTAACTGTGAGCGGTTGAAGAATGCAAAAACACTCTACGATATGGGTATGAAGGTAGCTGCTGTGTCGGTATTGTGCCAAGACCTACGGGTATTTGATGCCATGATTATGGCTGGAACACCTTGCCCATATAATGGAATTATTGGTGCTGATGCCAAGATCGCTTGGGAGAATGATGAAGGGGAAATCCCTAAAGAGGAAGTCATTACCAAGTACGACACAAAAGAGTTTTTGCTTAGTGTAGGCGGCTCAATCTTAGGTTTGCTTCTACTACTATGATTAGGCTAGTTGTTGCCTTGCTAGCGATCTACGCAACAAGCGCCCACAGCGAGTATCTATACGGCCTGACAGGGAATATGGCAGGCGCTGGACATACTTGGGGCATGAATATCGGGCCTAGTGGCTCACAAAGTTTAAAGATTAATGGGGTGTTTTATCAGTACACGCCAACCAAGAACACCGAAGATGACATGCTAGTTCATGTTAGGAACAAGCGAGTAGGTGGTGGTTACATCTTCTCAAGTACCGATGATTGGAGTGGGCTGCAAGGCGGCATACCCATTACTAAGGGCTTCGTTATAGATAACTTACCCATCGAGTTATGGGGTGACGGGTCGATTGACGTTGAGGGTACGGGATCGGTTGTTGATGCCAATGTGGTCTACAGCTACAAATACAATAACGACTGCCTAACGCCTATGTCAGACCCCTCTTGCTCTGGTTATATTGATGCAGTGCTGTCAATGATGGGCGAAAGTAAGGTTGAGGTTTACGACCCATTAGCAGATGAAAACATAGCTGATGTAATTGATGAGAAAGCCGAGTTAGATGAGGATGTTCAGCAAGAAGATGAAGAGAAGGCTGAAGCGAAAGACAGGTTGCAGCGCATGTTAAGCGGAGTCAATGACTCAATCCTTTACGCAAATGTAAGCTCCCAAAATCTTCTGATGTTTGCAATGTCTCGTAACAGTAATTTAAACCCTTATTACGATAAGAAGTTATCTGGTGGCACCTACAAAGAGACAGTTGTTCTTGATGGCGGTCAACTACCTGATAACAAGAAGGGCGCTAGAGCAGGACTAGCCCAGCAGATATTGCATACCAAGATGGTCAACTCTCAGTATGAACCAAAGGAATAACGTATGAAGAATTTACTAATAGCTGTTGTGTTACTCGCATCGTCCACATCAGTTCTCGCAGCAGACACGCCTATTGTAGGCAATGTCCAGACTCGGTGCTTAATCACGACTGACACCAATGGTGTGTTCGGCAACCCTTTACCTAGTAAGCTGAGTACAGCCTCAGCGGATGGGGGCGTGGTGCCTGTTGTTCGATACGATGTAACTCTGGCAGATGCTTATTTAGCAAAGGTGACAACCCCTACTGCGTTCAGCACAAGCCCATCTTTATCGGACTCTGTCACATGGACAGGCTCAACAGCAGTGAGCAAAACGTCTGATGCGGCTATGTCTGGCTATGAGGCAGCAAAGGTTACTTACGGCTCAACGACTCAGTTTGACTTAACGAAGGCTGGATCAACATGGTTCTCATCTACAGCTACGGCAGTGTACGGGGTGAGTAAGTCATTCCCAGGTGGTAGCTATACAGCCATCGTATTGGCTGAGTGTATTGCAAAATAACATGAAAGCTATCCTGCTCTTGGCGCTGTTACCTTTTGGTAATGCTATGGCCCATGAGATGACACCGACTTACCCAGTGTTTACTGAGTCGTTTATGGCAGGTATATCAGTTACAACGATGAACCTTTTTAACAAAAGGACAGATGTTTCATATTATGAGATCGGTGTATTTGACGATGAGTGGGAACCCATTCCGTTTGTGTCTCAATACACTATCATACCTATGGAATATTTAGACACGCTAGCCTTTGATGTTTATGTGAGCAACCTGTCTCTTGGTTCGGTCGAGTACATTTGTTCGGTTTCACAGATTCAGGCTGGGTCGACAGTATCATCAAAGATTTGTTCGAGAATTAAATGAAGTGGCTAGTTGCAGGATATGTGCTTTTTCTATCACTACTGATGTTAAGCACCAATGTACTTGCAAATAACTCACTATCTCTGCAACTACCAAGCAGTAGTGGTAGCTATCAGTCAGATAAGTTTAAGACGGGCGATATGGATTGCTCCAATGCCATAGGTGGCACGATCAACCTAGAGTTTGGTGTAACGGGCATCATTAACAATGCGACCAGCCTGTGGTCTAGCTCTAGTGCATTGCCAAAGTCAAAAGATCTTGGTGTGTTTGCTAGGATCATCATGCCACTGAATGCACCTAAAGAGCGCATAAACTGCAACACACTTTACGAGCTAGAGTTAAGTAAAAAACGTCTTGAGATAATGAAGCTAGAAACAGAATTAAACGCCCTTAGACGGCTACAGTTAGGGGGATAGTATGGCAGAGATAGAGTATGGTGGTGTTAAGTTAGGCGGTAGTAAGCTACTCTTAGTAGTACCACTAATCGGTACAATAGTTGGTGGTCTATGGGGAGGCTTTGAAGCTTACCAAAGATACCTTAGTATGGAAGCAAGGATCAGTGAGTTTGTTACACCAGATCTCTCAGACTATGATAAGCGTATCGCTGTCATGGATGGGAAGTTTGCCGTAATAGACAAGACACTTGCCCTACTAAAGGATGAAATCTCCTCTATTAAGGATACCTCAGAAGGACAGTACATCACCATAAAAGACCTTAAGAACTCCATTAGGGATGATATCAGCAGGCAAGAAAAGATTATAGATAAGGTAGAGGATGACATCTCAGGTATTGAAGAAGATGTTAGGGCTACCATAGATACAGCTGAAGGTCGCTTTGAAAGTAAGCGTGACCAGCTACAGAAAGATTACG